CGCGGTAGCAACAGGCGACCTGGATGACAGCCAGCGCCTGCGCCTGATCAACGAGCTCCTCTCTCGGGCCAAGGAGCGCAAGGATCTGGTCGAGTGATCCAGCCGGGGCTCCTCGAATACCTCTCACCATCCGAGCTAACGCACCTCGACGCCCTCCTGCGCGGAATGAAATCCGCGATCTGGGGGCCGTTGCCCGGGCCGCAGCAAATGGCTTGGGAGAGCCAAGCGGACGTGATCGGGTTCGGGGGCGCCGCCGGTGGGGGCAAGACCGATCTGATGGTCGCGAAGGCCATGCTTCAACACGAAAAGAGCATGATCATCCGCCGCAACGGCACCGAGTTGACGGCCATCGTCGACCGCATTGCCGAGCTCAACGGGTCGCGCGACGGGCTCAACGGCAAGGAGATGATCTGGCGCTTTGTCGGTCGGCAGATCGAATTCGGCTCAACCCCCAACGCGGGCGACGAGCGCAAGTACCAAGGCCGGCCGCACGATTTCATCGGCTTCGACGAGACGACAAGCCTTCTGCAATCGCAGGTCAGGTTCCTTATGGGCTGGCTGCGCACCACGACCAAGGGGCAGAAAAAGCAAGTTCTGATGACGTTCAACCCGCCGACCACGGCGGAAGGACGCTGGGTCATAGACTACTTCGCCCCTTGGCTCGATCCGAGCCATCCCGCGCCGGCCGTGCCGGGCGAGTTGCGCTGGTTCGCTACCGTCAACGGGCGGGATATCGAGGTGCCAGACGGAACGCCCTTCTACAACGGCCCCGAGCTGATCGAGCCGCAATCGCGCACGTTCATTCCATCGCGTATCACCGACAACCCGTACCTCATGGGGACCGGCTACATGGCCCAGCTTCAATCCTTGCCGGAGCCGCTGCGCTCCCAGATGCTCTATGGCGACTTCACCGCCGGCATGGAAGACGATCCGCAACAGGTCATCCCCACCGCCTGGGTGCAACTCGCTCAGGACCGGTGGAAGTCACACGACGTCCTGCCCCCGATGGATAGCATGGGCGTCGACGTCGCCCGCGGCGGCAAGGACAATACCGTCCTCTCGCGCCGTCACGGCTGGTGGTTCGACGAGCTCCTGTGCTACCCCGGCCGGGCCACCCCAGACGGGGCTATCGTCTCGGGCCTTACGATTGCCAACCTGCGCGACCGCGCGCCGATCCATGTCGACGTGATCGGCGTCGGCGCCTCGGCCTATGACTTCCTGAAACAGGCGCGGGCCCAGGTGCTCGGTATCAACGTGGCGGAGAGCGCACGCGGCACCGACAAGAGCGGCCTGCTCACCTTCTCGAATCTCCGCAGTCAGCTCTGGTGGCGCATGCGGGAACTGCTCGACCCGCAGGCCAACAACGGCATAGCCCTGCCACGCGATAGCCGATTGCTCGCCGATCTGTGCGCCCCGCGCTGGTGGACGGTGGGTCGCACAATCTACGTCGAAAGCCGCGACCAGATCATGGAACGTATCCAGCGGTCGCCCGACTACGCGAGCGCCGTGATCCTGGCCGCCATCGAAACGCCGAAGATCGATCAATTCATGGCCGGCGCCAACGCCCCCGCGCGGCCACCTCACGACCCGTTCGACCGCATGAGACACGACATGGCGCATAACTCGGGCACGCACGGCTACCATCCGCTGGACCGGATGAGGTGATGGAATGGCGGGTACGCTGCTCGGTAGCGAGGACCAGGCGCTTTCGGGAACGAGCAAGCGAAGCAAATACTCGCTGCTCGGCTCCTTCGGCGCGAACGCAAACGAGAGTGAAGGCGCGGCGACCCGTAACGCCGATGCTATCGACACGGCGCGCAGCACCGGCGTCTCGCCATCGTTCTCGGACTTCGCGCAATCGGCAACGATTGGGTCCGCAGCGGCCGGGCCGTTGGGGCCGATTCGCGCCGCCGCGGCCATCGGCATGGGCGGCATGCCGAACAACTACAACCAGAACCCCGGGTGGAATGCCGCCTTCGACAAGAACCTCAAGAAGGTCCAACAGGATTTCCCCGGCATGCCCGGCTCGTTCCACGGAACGATAGCAGCGCAGCGCGCCGCGGCGGAGTTGGAGCGGGCCGACAAGGATCCGGACAAAGGCAAGAAGCAGGGCGACAAGCCCGCCGGCGCTGGCGCCACGGCTGGTGGCGGCAGGGCCAATCCCGGCAACACCACTTTTTGAGGCAAGGCAATGTGCGGCGGCGGCAAGTCACCAAAGATGCCCAAGATGGAAACCCAGCCTTTGCAACAGGCTGAGAAGACACCGGATGTGCCGATAACGCGCAAGAAGGCCGCGACGGGCCCCCGCGCACCAGGCGGCACGTTGTTGGCGGGCGCCACGGGCGTCGACTTCAACTCGATCAATACCGGCGCCAACACGCTGTTGGGGGCGTGAAATGGAACAGCAGCGCGCACTGAAATCGCCCGCCGAGATGCGCAAGCTGAAGCTGAAGCGTCGGCAGGCGCTGCTCAACATCCGCAGCAACCGAGAGAGCGAGTATCGCGAGATCACGGACTACCTGATCCCGCGCCTAGGCCGGTTCAACTGGCAAGGTGAGCGCGACCGTTCCGCCACCAAGTATTCACGCTATAAGCAAATCCTGGACAGCGCAGGCGGCCACGCGCATCGCATCTGTTCGGCTGGCCTCATGGCCGGCATGTCGAGCCCGGCGCGCCCCTGGTTCCGTCTGACCCTGTCCGACAAGGACCTTGCCGACTACGATCCGGTGAAGCTGTGGCTCAAGGACACGGGCGACGTGCTCCGCGACATCTTCTCGCGCTCGAACACCTACCGGGCGCTGCATTCGATGTATGACGAGCTTTCCGCATTCGGCACCTTTGCCGACATCATCGAAGATGACTACGAAGATTTCATGCGGCACCACCCGCTGACGGCCGGCGAGTATTCCCTCAATGTCGACGACCGTGGCGTCGTCAACACCCTCTATCGCGATCTTGAGCTCAGCGTCGAGCAGATGGTCGACAAGTTCGGCTTCGACAATTGCTCGACCACCGTGCAGAACCACTACAACCAGAGCAATTACGATGTGCTGATCCCGGTCATGCACGCCATCGAGCCGCGCAAGGAGCGCAACCTGCGCAAGGCGGATGGGCGCAACAAGGCGTTTTGCTCAATCTATCTTGAGGCCGGCGCGTCGAACGATCTGGGCCTATTGCGCGACGCCGGCTATGACCGCTTCCCGGCGCTGGCGCCGCGTTGGGTGGTGACCTCGGGCGACGTTTACGGCTGGTCGCCAGCGATGGAAGCCATCGGCGATATCAAGCAGTTGCAGCATGAGCAGCTTCGCAAGTCGCAGGGTATCGACTACATGACCGAGCCGCCGTTGCAGGCGCCCGCCAGCTCGGTTGGTTCGATCGACAAGCTGCCGGGGGGCATCTCCTACGTTGACATGCCGGGCGGGCAAGGCGGCGTCAGGACTATGTTCGAGACGAAGCTCGACCTCTCGCACTTGTTGCTCGATATCCAGGACGTGCGCCAGCGTATCGATCGGGCGTTCTATGCCGACCTGTTCATGATGCTGGCAAACGATGACCGCTCCGGGATCACGGCGCGCGAGGTGGCCGAGCGGCACGAGGAGAAGCTTCTCATGCTCGGCCCGGTGCTGGAACGCCTGCACGACGAAGCGTTGTCGCCTCTCGTGGATCGTACCTTCGAGCGCGCCGCTCGGATCCCAGGTGTCCTGCCGCCGCCGCCGCAGGAGCTTCAAGGTATGGAGCTCAACATTGAATTCATTTCGACGTTGGCCCAGGCGCAGCGTGCGGTCGGCGTCGCCTCGGTCGATCGTCTGCTCGGCGTCATCGGGTCGGTGGCGCAGCTCAAGCCTGAGGTCGTCGACAAGCTCGACGCTGATCAGTTGGTCGACCGCTACGCCGACATGCTTGGTGTCGACCCGTCGCTGATCGTGGCTGATGAGAAGGTCGCACTGGTCAGGCAGGATCGGGCCAAGCAGCAACAGGCTGCGCAGAACGCCGCCATGGCGCCGGTCCTCGCCGGCACGGCAAAGGACCTCGCCTCGGCCGACACCAGCGGCAAGAACGCGCTTACTGACGCCATCAACATGTTCCAGGGCTACACCGGCGCCGCCGCCTGAGGCGGGGTGGCGCATGACGCTTTAGGCTGGAGTTAGGATGCACACGATTGCAGATCACGACCCGCTAGATCTTCAAGGCCAACAGGCCGCGAGATCACAAGCCGGAGAGACGGAAGCGCACCGACGGCGCATCGAGTTGGAAGATCTGCGATGGCTGATGAGCGACAAGCGGGGCAGGCGCTTTATGCACCGGCTCCTGAGTAGAGCCCACCTCTACCACTCGTCGTTCACTGGCGACCCGCACTCGACCGCCTTCAAGGAGGGAGAGCGCAACGTCGGGCTGACTTTCCTCGCGGATGTGATGGAAGCCTGCCCCGATAGGTACACAGCGATGCAACAGGAGAGCAGAGCGGATGCCAACGAACGACCAGGCGAACGGAACGCAAAGCGCCGCTAGCGGTGCGAACAGCGACAACGCGCAGAGCGCAGCGTCGGCGACCGACAACGCCAACGGTTCGACCCTCCTTGCCGCCGACCAGAAGCAAGGCCAGGACCAGCAGCAACAGTCACAAGCTGAGCAGCAGGGCCAGGAGCAGCAGAAGGCCGACGACAAGAAAGAGGAAAAGCCCGCCGGTGCGCCGGAAACCTACGCGGATTTCACGGCGCCCGAAGGTGTGGAACTCGACAAGGATATCTTGTCTGAGTTCGTGCCCTTCGCCAAAGAGCTCAACCTGACGCAGGAAAACGCTCAGAAGCTCGTCGATTTCGGCGCGAAGATCATCACCAAGCAATTCGAGGCGATCGAAGCCCAGCATGTGAAGTGGGCGGAGGACGCCAAGGCCGATCCCGAGATCGGGGGCGATAAGCTTCCGGCCAATCTCGCGCTCGGCAAGCGAGTGATTGACTTCGCGGGCGGTGCCGAGCTCCGCAAGGAGCTCAACGATAGTGGGTTCGGCAACAACCCGGCCCTCATCAAGGCGTTCGCCAAGTTGGGCAAGCTCATCTCCGACGACATGCTTGAGCGGGGTCAGCCCTCGGCCGGACAGGTCGATCCGCTGGCCAAGATGTATCCGTCGATGGCGAAGGGGTGAGCCCCTTTTTTGCCTATCACTTTAGCAAACGCTAAGAAGGACAGTTAGCAATGGCCATTCTCTCCGCAGTGAACCCGACCCTCGCCGATGTTGCGAAGCGTCTGGACCCCAACGGCAACGTCGACACGGTGGTCGAGATCCTCAATCTCACCAACGACATTCTCGATGATGCAACCTTCATCGAAGCCAACGGCCCGACCAGCCATCGAACGACGGTCCGCACCGGCATTCCGTCGCCGACTTGGCGCAAGCTCTATGGCGGCGTCCAGCCGACCAAGAGCACGACCGTGCAGGTCACCGACAACACCGGCATGATGGAAAACTACGCCGAGGTCGATAAGGCGTTGGTCGACCTCAACGGCAATACGACTGCCTTCCGCATGTCGGAAGAGGTCGCCATCATCGAAGGCTTCAACCAGGAATTCGCGTCCTCGCTGATCTACGGCAATGAAGGTACCAACCCGGCGACCTTCTCCGGCTTGGCGCCGCGCTACAACTCGTTGTCGGCCGCCTCGGGCGACAACATCATCTCGGGTGGCGGCTCCTCGAACCTCACCTCGATCTGGCTCCTGTGCTGGGGTCCGCAGACGATCCACTGCA